GCTGGCCGCGCTGGCCCCGACGGAGAACCCGGCGGTTGCGGACTGGAGGGCGCGGGCATGAGGTGGCTTATCCTTCTTGCGGCGCTGAGCCTGCCAGCCCCGGTGCTGGCGCAGGCCTGTCTGCCGCGCACGGTTCTGGTCGAGACGCTGGAGCAGAAATACGGTGAGCATCTGCGGATGCAGGCGATGACCACGCCGGGGCCGCTTCTGGAGATGTTCGTCGCCCCGTCGGGGAGCTGGACAATCTTCGTGACGCAGCCAGATGGCATGGCCTGTCCGATGTTTTCCGGGCAAGGCGTCGAGATGGTGGCGCAGCCCGAGGGTGACCCGGCATGATCGACTGGGATCTCGTAACAAGTTCTACGAGCTGATGACCACCGGGGATGACACCTGGTCGCGCCATCAGGTGGATATTTACCAGGCCGTTAAAGAGGGGCTTGAAGTCGATATTGATGAGCTGCGCGCGGGCATGGCCGACGAGGATGCCTGGTCGCAGGAATTCGAGCTGCAATGGCTCGACGAGGCGGCGAGCTGGCTCGATTACGATCTCATTGCCGGCTGCGAGGCCAGGGGGGCCGGAGACCCGGCGGGCTATACCGGCGGGCCGGTCTTTGTGGGCGTCGATATCGCGGCGCGCAATGACCTTTTTGTGATCTGGGTCGTGGAGCCGGTGGGCGATGTGCTCTGGACGCGGGAAATCATCGCGCGCAAGCGCATCAGCTTTGCCGAGCAGGATCAGCTTCTGGAGGAGGTGTTCCGGCGCTACCGGGTGGCGCGTTGTGCCATCGACCAGACCGGGATGGGCGAAAAGCCCGTCGAGGACGCGCAGCGCCGCTATGGCTCTGTCCGGGTGCAGGGCGTCCTGTTCACCTCGGCGGCCAGGCTCGACATGGCGACCACGCTCAAGGAGCGGATGCAGGACCGCCGGTTGCGCATCCCCGAGGGCGACCCGGTCCTGCGCGCCGATCTGCACGCGATCCGCAGCCGCGTCGGGCCCACCGGTATCCGGCGGCTCATCTCGGACGGCGAGACGGACGGGCACGCTGACCGCTTCTGGGCGGCGGCGCTGGCGGTCTCAGTGGCGGATGGTGGCGAGGGCGGGATCGAATACCGTTCCACCGGCCCGCGCCCGGGCCTTGCGCCCGGGGATTTCACGGGTGCCCTGGGCGGGCGGCGGATGGGGTTTGGCCGGGGCGGCGGCGGCATGGATTTCGGAGGGTTCGGAGATGGCTAGAAAGACCTCGACCATGCGGCTGCGCTCGGTGCGACTGCGCAACCCGATGGAGCTTGCGGGGATACAGAACGGGCGCGACATCACCCGGCCCTGGATCGGCCCGCTGCTGGAGCCGACCGATCCGATCCTGCGCACCCGAGGCGGCGGCAGTTTCGACATCTACAAGCCGATCCTGACCGACCCGCAGGTCAAATCGGTTATGGTGCAGCGGATATCGGCGGTCACGAGCCGCGAATGGGAGGTGGTGGCGGGCGACGAGAGCCGGGCGGCTTCGCGCGCGGCGGATTGGCTGCGCGACGAGATATCCGCCATGAAGTTCGACCGGCTGACCGAGAAGATGCTCTGGGGCCTCTTCTACGGATATTCGGTGGCCGAGCAGATGTTTCGCCGCGACGGGCAGCTTTGGGGCTGGGAGGACATCCGCGTGCGCGACCGGGTGCGGTTCCGCTTTGACGAGGAGTGCGGCCTGCGCCTGCTGACCATGTCCAACATGCTGGCGGGCGAGGAGATGCCCGCCGAGAAGTTCTGGGTGTTCTCGACGGGAGCGGATCACGATGACGAGCCCTATGGTCTGGGCCTTGCGCATTGGCTCTACTGGCCGGTCTGGTTCAAACGCAACGGCTTGAAACTCTGGCTCATCGCGCTCGACAAGTTCGGGATGCCGACCGCGCGGGGCAAGTATCATTCGGGCGCGACCGAGGAGGACCAGAAGAAGCTGCTTGAGGCCGTCATGGCGATCCGCTCGGAGGCCGGGATCATCATCCCCGAGGGGATGGATATCGAGCTTCTCTCGGCCCCCTCGGGGGCGAGCACGCTCGATTACAAGGCGCTGCATGACACGATGGATGCCGCGATCTCGAAGATCGTGCTGTCGCAGACCATGACGACCGATGACGGGTCGAGCCGAAGCCAGGCCGAGGTGCATCAGGACGTGGGGGACGCCGTCAAGAAGTCCGATGCCGATCTCGTGTGCCAGAGCTTCAACGAGGGGCCGGTGGCGCGGCTGGCGGAGTTCAATTTCCCCGGCGTGGCCCCGCCGATGGTCTGGCGCAAGATGGACGATCCCGAGGACACCTCGGCGGCGGTGGACCGCGACAGCAAGCTGCATGCGATCGGCTGGCAGATGACCGAGGAACGGGTGAAGGAGACCTACGGTGACGGCTATGAGCGCGCCGCGACCCCGGAGACGGGCCCCGCGCCGGAGTTCGCCGAGCACCGGGCCGAGCACCGGCATGACAGCGCGCTCGATGATCTGGCCCGCGCGATCATCGAAGAGGGCCACGCGGAAGAGGCAGCCGCGCCGCTTTTCGCCGATATCGCGGCCCTGCTGGCGGGGATTGGCCCCGATGACACGCTCGATGACCTGCGCGCGCGGCTCGACGGCTTGCGCGACCGGCCCGGAGACCCGAAGCCCCTGACCGATCTTCTGACCGAGGCGAGCTTTGCCGCGCGTCTGGCGGGCGAGCTGGGCGCGGTGGTCGATGACGGCGAGCTGCCCGCCGGGCAGGACAGCCTGCCCGGCGCGGTGGCCCCGTGATCGACGCGCTCAAACGCCTGCGCCCCGAGGAGGTGCTTGCCTTCTTCCGCGCGAAGGGGCTTGCGCCGCCCGACGCGCGGTTCGATTTCCGCGACGTGTGGCGCAACGTGCACGCCAGTAATTTCGTGGTCGCCAAGGCGATGCGCGACGAGGTGCTGGAGACGATCCGGGGCGCGCTTGATCGTGCGCTCGAGGGCGGCGGCACGCTTGCCAGTTTCATGGACGAGCTGGAGCCGGAGCTGAAGCGCCTCGGCTGGTGGGGGCGGAGCATGGAGCGCGACCCATTGACCGGCGCGCTGAAGAATGTCCAGCTCGGCTCGCCGCGCCGGTTGCGGGTGATCTTCGACGCCAACATGCGCGCCGCCCACGCCGCCGGGAAATGGGCGCGCATCGAGCGGGTGAAGGACGCCTTTCCGTTCCTGCGCTATGTCCAGATCCAGCGCGACACCAAGCGCGAAGAGCACGTGCGCTATCATGATCTGATCCGCCCCGTCGACGATCCGGTATGGGAGCGCATCTACCCGCCCAATGGCTGGCGCTGCGGCTGCACCGTCCAGCAACTGAGCCAGGCGATGATGGACCGGCGCGGCATGAGCGTGACCGAGGATTTCACGCTGGAGGAGCGCGGTGTGCTCAACAAGCGCACCGGGCAGATCGAGCCCACGGCGCTCGGGGTCGATCCCGCCTGGGACGGCAATCCCGGCAAGGCGTGGCTCGATCTGGGCGGGCGGCACGGGCCGATATCTGGCGGGCTGCCCTCCGAGGCGGCGGCGACCGAGCTTGGCTTTGCCGCCCGCGCGCGCCTTCTGGGGATGACCGGCGGGCGCGGTCATCTGGGTGCCCTCGATCTTGTGACGGGGGATGAGATCGACTGGACCATCGGAGCGGGGGACCGGGCCGGGATCAGCAGTGCGATGCGCGCAGCCCTTGCTGCGGCCCCGGAGAATGTCGGTCTCGTGCGCAACCTTTCAGGTGCGCCTGCCCTCGGAGCCGATGATATCGGCGATCTTCTCGCCACGCGCGCAGGATCTCTGCTCGGCGTGACGGTGGACGGGACGCTCGCGCGCGCCGTCCCGGTTCGCGACACGACCCTTTCGCTCGCGGCGCTGGACGCGCTGGCGAACCGCGCGCAAGACCTCGCCCTGGGCCTTGCGAGCGGGGAGGAGGCAGAGCTGATCGCGCGCCTCGCCCTGACCCGCGCGCTTCGGCGGTCGGGGGCGGTGGTGGTGTCAGAGCGTCTCAGCCCCGCTGCGGCGCAGGTCAGGGCGCGGCTGGAGGCCAGCGTCGCGCTGATCGCCGGGCTGCTCTCGGATGGTATCTGAGGGCGATTTTGGCCGATCGGGCGGCGCGACCGCACCTCTGACTGTCCCCCTCGGATGAAATGCGCCCGGAGAGCGCCGTTAAATACCCTTTCAATACCCCCCTCGGGCCTTTCGCAACCCAACCCCCGCGCGGGCCGGAACCGCACTCAGCGGGCCGCTCAGCGGCTCGGGCCGATGGAGGCTTGCCCGGAGCCGGTGGCCGGGGATAGAGTGGTGATGTCATTCCAGGCCCCGCGCCCACATGTCAGGTGAAGCCCTTCATCTGACATGGCCCCGGTTCAGGCCCTAATGTCGGGCCATGACACAGCCGCTTCACATCTTCCGCGCCGGTCGCCACACCGCCATGTCGGGCCAGAACCTCGAGTTCTCCGAGGCGCAGGTGAGGGCCATCGCCGCCGCCTATGACCCGGCCCTGCACGAGGCCCCGATCGTCATCGGCCACCCGCGCGCCGACGCCCCGGCCTATGGCTGGGTGAAGTCCCTGCGCGCCGAGGGGGCCGGGCTTTTCGCCGAGCCCGATCAGGTCGAGCCTGCCTTCGCCGAGATGGTGAGCGCGGGGCGCTTCAAGAAGATCAGCGCCAGCTTCTACCCCCCGAAGGCGGCGGCGAACCCGGCACCGGGCAGCTACTATCTCAAGCATGTCGGCTTTCTGGGTGCCCAGCCCCCGGCGATCAAGGGGCTGAAGCCCGCCGAGTTCGCCGAGGACGGCGAGGCCGTGACGCTGGAGCTTGATTTCTCGGAGGCAGAGATCGCGGGACTTGCCTCGGCCGGGTTCGGCGGGCTGCGCCGCGTGATCGCCTCGTTGCGTGACTGGCTGCTCGCCTCGCAGGGGCAGGAGGTGGCCGACCGGATCGTGCCCGCCCATGAGTTGGAGAACATCCGCACCACCGAGGAATTCATGCGCAGCCAGACCGCGCGGGCTGGCGGGGAGACCCCCGTGCCCGGCTTTGCCGAGACCGACCTCTCGCGCCGCCTGAATGCCCGGCTCGACGAGCGGGCCGAGGACGGCGCCGAGCGCGCGGCCCTGATCGACCGGATGGCCGATGCGGCAGGGATCGAGCGCGGCACCGTCCTGCAAATCCTGCGCGGCGAGATCGCCACGCCCCCCGAAGAGCGGCTGCGCGGTTTCGCGCGGGTGCTTGGCCTCAAGGCCGATGATCTGATCGACCTCGTCGATCTGGCAGACCCCACAGAAGGAGAGAGTGACATGTCCGGTACGGACAAACAGACCCCAGAGGAACGGCTGGCCGCGCTGGAGGCGCGCGAGGCCGGGATCGCGGCGAAGGAGGCGGCTTTTGCCGAGGCCCGCGCCGCGGCGCGCCGCGCCGAGGATGCGGCGCTGCTTGATGCGCTGGCCAAGGATGGCCGGATCGCGCCGGGGCTCAAGCCCGAGATGGCGGCCTTCATGGAGGCGCTCGACGCCGAAGCCGAGGTATCCTTTGCCGAGGGA